ACGTTACCATTATTAGATAATAAGAATGGCGTATTAGTAGATGGTGATATAATATTTCATTGGAGATTACCAGAATTCAAATCGGATGTGGATTTATATTTTGATGGTTGGGAAAGTTGGATAGATTTGTATTCAAAATGTGTAAACGAATTAACTTATTTGGGTATAGGTGATGTAATACCCGAATGGGAGAATAAACCACAAAGAGTAATTAATATAGGATTACTTAAAATAAACAATTCAGAATTAAGAGAGTTGTATTTAGATAGATGGTATAAGATGTATAAATTTTGTAACGATAATAAGCACAATATGGAATATTTCTATATGTGTTGTACGATTACATCTCAATATCTATTAACATTACTTTCTAAAAATTATAAAATAAAAAATTTATCAAATAGATTGGGTAAACCAAATTACTATTATACTCATTTTGTAGGACAACAAAAATATAGTTCAAATCCAATATCAACTGAAAAATCATTAATATGAAAATATATGTACATCATTGGTTTACGGATGAGTTGTTTATTAAGTTAGCTCATAATACTACGGATAGAATTTATGATTTACATACAATTGATTTTCAGAAAATTGGTAGTGTTAAATGTAAATACAATAATATTGAATTAGAATTTATTTTCGATGCTGAATTAAATGATAACGATGATGGATATCATTTGATAGACTTTTTTACTGCTTTAAGAAAAAGACATTTTTATCAGTACTATTCCGATATAGATGTTAGCGATGGTATTGAAGATACTCCATTTATAAAAAGATTTGTTAAGTTATTGGAGGGTAAAAAAAATTGGATAATTACTTTATTTAGAACGGAGAAGATTTTAGATAAAGCCGATACAAATGATTCGTATATAGTTGATTTAGAAAATGAAATAATTAAATTAAATAATCATATTATAATAACGGATAACTTATTCATAAATGATAAACTAAAATCAACATATCCTAATATTCATTTTGCTTTAACAAATACAATTTGGCAATGGAACGAATTGATTAATATTAGATATTGGTATGAATTTGGTAAGGTTTATGAAAAATTAAATTTTGATTACAAACTAATGTATTCAATTAGAAGGCATAAGCCATATAGGGTTGAAATACTAAAACATTTGGCCTTATTGAATAACGATGATATATTCTTACAAAGAGCTAGTTTTTATAAAAATAGTGTGTATGATAAATATGATTTAGAATTATCTAAAATTACAAACATACACTTAAATACATTGGAAGGTAAAACCGATTTCCAAAATTTAAAATTGTTAGATTATCAAATGGGAGTTGAGTATGAAGTATTTTTTAGATTTTTAAATTTATCTAAAATGCAAATATTAGATGAAAGTTGGTCTTGGTTTAAAGGGGATTTTTCATCACAATACTTATCTGAAAAAACATATGGATTGTTATTAGCAAAGATACCATTCATATCTACTCACTCATATCCGTTAGATGTTATACAAAAAATATTAAATGTAGAGCCACATCCTTTTTACAATGATTTTAAAAATCACAAAGGAGATGCTGCGGCATTCTCTAAATTTGTAAATAATTTTTTAAATAATTTTGAATATAATTACACATTATGTAAAGAATGGGTTGATATGTGCCATAAATTATTAATACAAAAAATGGAATCAGAAAATTCTTTTTTGGAAATGTTAAAAAATGGTTTCGTAAAATCAACTAAATCATTACTATAATTGTTATTTTCAATTTTTTTTCGTATATTTGGTTATGATAATATTACCCCAAACGCCGATTACAGATGCTTCGTTTGAAAGATGGAAGTGTCATAGAATGGAAATAGAAGAAGAAGGAAGTAAATTCTATTATTATATTATTCCATTAATGGATGTAGGTGAAGATGAAATTGAAAACATCGAAGATGTGCCTGCATTGTTTAGTTCCGTTTCTGATGAATTTGAAGATGAAAACGGAAACAATATTTATACAATCCGATTATTTGATGCTGATATGCCTGAACTAACTTCTGAAGAGGAGGTGGAGATTTTATATCAAATTTTAACCAAAAAAGATATTTTTCTAAAATAACCATCCAAATATTTGGAAATTTGAAAAATTTTTTGTATATTTGTGGTATCTTTTTATAGTATAGTACAAGACAGCAGACAGCACTAAAAAACTAAAGAAAAAAAATAAAACTTAAAACAATGAAACAAAAGACAGAAAAAGAACTACAAGAAAGTTACGACAAATTTATCGCAGTAATTAAGAAGTACTTTAAAGGTGAAAGATTAGAGAGGCTTCTTTTTATGTATTCTGAAAATGAGTTAGGGCAAAATCTTGCAATATCACCAGCAAGTGGTAATTTAGGTTATCATAATTGTTATACAGGTGGATACATAGACCATATTTTTAATGTTTGTAAGAATTCTTTAAAAGTTAAAGAGTTATTTATTCAGCTAGGAGGTGAAGTAGACTTTACTGATGAAGAATTAATATTTGTTGCATTACATCACGATTTAGGAAAATTAGGACTAAAAGGAAAACCTTTCTATATTCCTAATCCTTCAGAATGGCATATTAAGAATCAAGGTAAATATTTTACACCAAACCCAGAGTTACATCATATGACTCATACTGATAGAACTATATTTGTTCTTCAGCAATATGGTATTACATTTTCTGAAGCAGAATATTTTGGAATAAAACTTACGGATGGTTTATATGATGAAGATAATATGAAATATTTAAAAGTATTTGATATCAGTAAGAGAATGAAATATAAAATTCCTTACATTATGCATTGGGCAGACCATATGAGTACTGTAATTGAGTCACAAGATAATGAAATTTAATGACAATTTGTCATAATAGATTCGGTTGGTATAGTATTTGAACTATATTGACCGAATTTTTATTTATAAACAAAAAATATTTACAACTATGTACACATCAGCTTTAACAAATTTAGATGATTTATTTGAAACAATGTTCACAAGTGAATTTCCAAAATTTAAAACAACATCCACATCATATAAGACTGTAGCAAATTATGATGTAAAATTATTAGAAGATGGTAAAACACAATTAACAATAAGTGTCGTAGGACATGATGCTAAAAATATTAAGATTGATGCCGTTGATGATAGAATTACAATTAAAGCAAAGAAAGAGGAAGGTAGCTCCGATTTAATAGAAGATATTGATTTATCGTTTTCAATTACAAAAGATTACGATGGAACTACCACACAAGCCAAATTCTCTAATGGGTTACTTATTTTAACAATTGATAAGAAAGAAGAAAGAAAAGCAAAATCTATTTCAATTAAAGTTGGTTAATTCAATTTTTTTTCGTATCTTTAAAAGGTAGGAATCGTATGGTTTCTACCTTTTTTTATTTTAAAATATTTATTAGTATGATTTATAACGAAAAAATACAAACTTTACTAGAATCGTTAGATGGTAAATTAAGAATTATTCAAAATGTTGCAATGGGTGCACAAAATTTACCAGCTTCAGAAGTTAATGCTGTAATACAAGATGCTAGACTTCTAACAGAACGTATTTCAGAATTAGTAAGAATCAATAGATAATGAACTGGCTTAAATATTTAGTGGGATTTTCCGCACTAATTATTGCGAGTTGTGCGGCTTTCTTCTCTGTTACCGGATTAGGTGTGCTATTTGCTGGCGCTTCTACATCGGTTATGGTAATGGCTTCATCTTTAGAGATGGCAAAATTGGTTGCCGCTACATATTTGAAGCAAGAGTGGAATAATTTGAAGGGTTTTAACAAATGGTATCTAACAATTTCCGTTGGATTGTTAATGTTAATCACTTCTGCCGGTATTTTCGGCTATCTATCTAACGCTTTTCAGGCACAATCACTCAAATTACAAACAGTAGATAGAGAAATTGCGGTTCATCAAACAAAAATTACCGCAAATGAGGAGCAAATTAATCAACTTACTACACAAATATCCAATTTACAACAAAATTCCGGCAAAATATTAGATGGTGGTAAGGTAAATAATCGTTTAATACGTTCTATCGATAATAGAGATAAGCAAATTGCCAAAATTAACGATAAAATTTCCAATTTACAAACTGAAAACGCTTCTGAAACCGAAAAAATCAACCAAATTAAGATTTCTAATTTAGATTTGGAGAAAGAAGTTGGTGGATTTCGTTTTGTTGCAGAAGCTTTTGGCATGGAATTGAAAAATGTTGTAAAATTCTTCATATTTTTGATTGTAATTGTGTTTGACCCACTAGCTGTCGCTCTAATTATTGCTTTCAATGGATTAATTAATGATAAAAAAAAGAAAAGAGAAGAGATTTTGGTAGAAATGATGGAAAATGACCAAAAATTGGGGTTATATGAGGTGTATGGTGATAAAAAAGAAGATTTAGTAGAAAATAATTTAGAAAATACGGAAGATAGTGGAAAAAAATCCACAATTGAGGAAGAAAATGAGGTTATAGAGGAAAATATTATTAACGAAAACCCTAAAGATGAGAATATCTTACAAAGCGAAGAGAAATCTATTGAGTCTGATAATGTTGTGGTTGATGCTACATCTGATAATGCAGTTTTAGATGATTCGCAATTAGGTTTGAAATGGGAATCTTACATGCATCCCGAATTTCCTTGGAATAATAAGAAATTATGGATAAATAATCCAAAAGCCGTAAATTATTGGATGTCTAATAAAGGCGGTACTCCGAGAGAGTTATCTAAATTCAGAAATGAAGAAGAAAACGTAAAAACATATTAAAATATTTGGTTTTTATGTATTTTTTTAGTATATTTGAGTATAAACTCTAAAAATACTATTATGAATTTAGGTTACGCTTGTATTAACATGTCAATGGGTAAGAAAGTTACCACCAATCGTACAATGGTTAAGAAAACTTTACAATCCAAAGGTTTAGAATATGTATCCGAACTTGCATTAGCAAATGCAAAGGATGTTATTAAGATATTGGAGTGGAATAGACAGAATAAGATTAATTTCTTTCGTTTATCATCCGCTTTAATTCCTTGGGGTGATAATATTGATATTACTCAATTAAAGGATTACAAAGAAATTAAAAGTGAGTTAAAAAAAGCAGGTGATTTTGCTAAATTTCACAATATGCGTATTAATTCGCATCCAGGCCCATTCAATGTACTACCATCACCAAATGAATCGGTTGTTCAAAAAACTTTTGCTGATTTAGAATTACATGCTAAAATATTTGATATGATGGGGTTATCTTTAACTACATATAACAATATTAATATTCATTGTAATGGTGTTTACGGAGATAAACAATCAGCTATGAATAGATTGATTCAAAACTTCAAAAGACTCTCCCCATCAGTTCGTAAACGATTGACATTGGAGAATGATGATAAAGCATCTATGTATTCTGTTAAAGATTTAATGTACATTTATGAAAACACAGGTATTCCTATTGTTTTTGATTACCATCATCATCAATTTTGTACAGGTGATTTATCCGAAGAAGCCGCACTCAAATTAGCAGCAACTACTTGGCCTAAAGGTATTACGCAAGAAGTTCACTATTCAGAATCAAAAGCATTGCACGAAAATAATCCAAAGGAAAAACCTCAAGCTCATTCCGATTATATTAATTCACTTCCAAACACATATGGTTTAGATGTAGATATTATGGTTGAAGCAAAAATGAAAGAAAAGGCAATATTACCATTTATAGAAAAATAAAATAAAATATGAAATTAATCGTTGACAAAAACAAATTAGGATTACAAACTAAAGAATTTGTAGAATATCTTAAAACGCCATGCCCAAAGACTGAAATATCTCAAAATGAAGCAGATGAGTTAAGAATGACATTGACTCAAGCATTATTAGAGAACCCAGGTTTAGGTATTTCAGCAACTCAATTAGGAATTAAAAAAAGAGCTTGTTATATCCATTTTGGAGATACTGAATATTTTTTAGTAAACCCTGTTATAAAAGAAAAATCAAAAGAAGGATTTTTATTTGTAGAAGGTTGTCTTTCTATACCATCTACTTTACATAAACCAATTAGAACAATTAGAGCTTGTAAAGTTGTAATTGATACTGATAATTTGGGTGAATTAACCTTTGAAATAAACCCAGATGGAGATAAAGAACAAATTTCAATTGAAACAATGCTTACAGTAGTTGTACAACATGAAATTGACCATTTAGATGGATTTACTATTAGAGATAGAGTTTACAACACTCAAATAGCAAAAAACCAATCATATGGAAGAAATGATAAAGTTGTTATGAAATCTCCAGATGGTGAAATGGTGGAAGTTAAATATAAAAAAGCAAACGAATATTTTTTAAAAGGATATGAAATAGTATAATATGGAAATTTTAGCAATAATATTAACTATCTTAATAATTTCACTTTTAGTTTATGGATTAAATAATGCATTAAACAAAATTGAGAAATATGAAGATTTTATAGAAGCAGACCAGAAAAGAAACGAAGCATTACTGGAAACATTAAGGTCAATCGACCAAAAGCAAATGTTTGAGAAGGATGATGAAGTAGGTTCTTTATTTAACCAAATAAAAGAAACGATTGAATCATTCAAAGAATTTAAATAATGCCTAGAAAACCGAGAAATAAACAATACTTTACAAAAGATACCGAAAATGCTATTGTAGAATACAATAATACAACCGAGCAAAGAGTAAAGGATAAAATCTACAAAGATAGAATAGCTCCTGCTTTTGATAAATTGGCTGAAATCGTATATAATAAGTGGAAGTTTAGCTATTTTGATGATGAACCACAAGATGTTATGGCTGAAGTTGTTGCGTTTATGATTGAAAAAATTCATATGTACAGAGAAGGTAAAGGTAAAGCATTCTCTTATTTTACAATTGTAGCTAGAAATTATCTTATTTTAAATAACAACGCAAATTACAAAAGATATAAAGATACTGATGTAATGTCTGAAATGCCTGAAAATTGGGATACTGAAAACAATTGGCATGAAGAAGAAACAAATTCAGAGTATAAAACTTTCAACAAAAGAATGTTAGCATATTGGGATGCTAATTTAGAGTTTTATTTTCCAAAGAAAAGAGATATGCAAATAGCTGATGCTATTTTGGAATTATTCCGTAGAGCAGATTACATCGAAAGTTTTAATAAAAAATCTTTATATCTACTTATTAGAGAAATGACCGGTCATCCTACACATTATATAACTAAAGTTGTTACAAAGATGAGAGAAAAACAAATGGAATTATATAATCAATTTATGGATGAGGGTGATATAAAAATTTAATTATGATTCAATTAGGATTATCAGCATTTTATCACGATTCAGCAGCGGCATTAGTTATCGATGGTAAAGTAATAGCAGCAATAGAAGAAGAGAAACTATCTGGCATTAAGCATGATAGTTCTTTTCCATTTAAGGCAATTGAGTGGGTTTTAAAATACGCACAAATCACAATCGATGAAATTGATATGGTTTGTTGGTATGAAGAACCAAACACAAAGTATGATAGAGTTAAAAAAACAGTTGGTAAATTAGCTGGATTAATGTATCCAAAAGTTTGGAAAGACTTTAAAAAAAGATGGAAAGAAACTGAAGGTGATATTGAAGGATTTTTACAAAGATTGGGATATAATGGTGTTATAACTTATACAAAGCATCATTTATCCCATATTGCATTTGCACATTATACATCTCCATACAACGAATCGGTTGCTATATCAATTGATGGTGTTGGTGAATGGGATACTATGTATGCTGTAAAATGTGATAATAATGAATTTAGATTTATTAAATCATTAAAATTTCCACATTCATTAGGATTAGTTTATTCAGCTATAACGGCATATTTGGGATTTAAACCAAATGGAGGTGAATATAAAGTAATGGGATTGGCACCATATGGGGATTATATGAAATACAGACACGTATTTGATAAAGTTTCTGTTTTAGATTTTGCAAACTTAATCAATATTAATATGGATTTATTCGAATGGGACCATTCAGATAAAACTATGTTTAATTATGAATTGGGTAAACTGATTGGGTTCGAACCAAGAACACCTGAATCCAAAATAGAACAACATCATATGGATTTGGCAGCAGCATTGCAGAAGTGGTATGAATCTCAATTTTATTTTATAGTAAATCATTGTATTCATCAAACCGATAGTAATAATTTGGTGTTGAGTGGTGGATGTGCATATAATGGAACTGCTAATGGTAAATTATTAAAACATACATCCGCTAAAAATGTTTGGATTCCATTTGCACCATCCGATGCCGGCTCCGCAATAGGAGCTTGCTTATATCAATGGCATAATATTATGGGAAATGATAAACCAATTGGTGGAGCAAATACATCACCATATTTGGGAGAAGAATGGAATGATAACGAATTATTTGATATAATTAGTAAGCACAAAAAACTAAAAGTAGAATACATAAAAAGTGATTCCAAATTATGTAAAGAAGTTTCCAATTTAATTTATAATGGTTCAGTTGTTGGTTGGTTTCAAGGTAGAACCGAATTTGGTGCAAGAGCATTGGGTAATCGTTCTATATTAGCAAACCCACATTTGCCAGATGTTAGAGATAGAATTAATAAAGTTGTTAAGAAAAGAGAAATGTTTAGACCATTTGCTCCATCTGTAACGATTGAAGATTATGATAAATACTTTATTTCAGAAGGTGAAGTTCCTTATATGAATCAAGTAGTACAAGTTACAAAATATAAAAGTATCCCATCCGTAACTCACGTTGATAATTCAGCTAGAATACAAACAGTTAAGATGGAAGATAATCCTCTATATTATAAATTATTAAAAGAGTTTGAGAAAATAAGTGGAACTCCAATATTATTAAATACATCTTTTAATTTAAGAGGACATACAATGACAAATGACCCTAACAAAGCAATTTGGACATTTAAAAATTGTGATATGGATTATTTGGTTTTAGGAAATTATTTAATTAGTAAAATATGATTTTACACGCATATGGTTGTAGTTGGACCGAAGGTGAGGGTGCCAACATTGAAGTAGAAAAGAATCTAACCGATAGAGATGATAAAAGATTATTTAGAAATAATCACTCTTGGCCAAAATATTTAGCAGAAAAATTAAATCTATCACATCATAATAATGGGATTAGTGGTAATGCTAATAATAAAATATTTAATCAAATCGTAACCGATGTACAAGATGGTAGAATTAGAGAAAATGATTTGGTTGTTGTAATGTGGAGTTCTTCATTGAGAGATTATGTTCCATTCTTACCAAAAGGGGAGTGGGTTAGTTGGAGTGTTAAGCATTTATTGCAAACACCTGAAAAATTCATAAATTCTTTTAGAAGTAATAATGATAAATACAATGATTTTTTAATAGATTTTAAAAATCTTTTTATTGGAGAACTATTTAATCAGCATTATTACAACATAGTTAATCAAAACTATATTATCTTCTTACAAGAACTTTTTAGATATTATAACATAAAATATGTAATGTGCGATGGTATTGAATCTATGTTAATTGATTTACATAAAAAGGATGATGTAACGGATAATATAGATTCTAAAAAATATTGGGGATTTAGAAAAGAAACATTTAGAGATTTCTTAAACAAAACAAAGAGATTGGATATTTGGGAATATCAAGATGCAACATACGATACTAGAGCAACACAACATCCAAATAAGGATGGTTACAAACTAATAAGTGAAGAACTTTATAATTATATAGTAAAGAATAGAATATTATGAGCGCAGAATTCAAATTGTTTGATGGGAAAAATCTATCATCGTTATTTAAAGATATATACGAAAATCAACAAAATAAAAAGAAAAATATTTCGGAATTAATCGAATCACTTCGTAAATTAATTAGAAATGTTGGTGAAGCAACTATTATTGCACCAATTATTAAAGATTTGATAGATGTTTCGGTTAAAAACGATGACCACTTAATCAAATTGGCAACAATTGCTCAAAGATTAGCAGCAGCGGAGGCTAAGGGTATTGGGGAAGATGGTTGGTTAAGTGAGCATGAAAAAGCACAACTTTTAGCAGATATGGAAGATACGATAAATCAAGTAGAAAAGAAAGCAGAGGAAAAGTTGGGAGATATTCAGATTGAAATCGAAGAAATAAAAACTAAAGTAAAATAATGGAGATAAAATCATTTTTAGCAACAGTAGATAAGGTATATCCTATAAATGCTGATTTTTTACCTTATGAAAAGGGTGATAAATCAGATTTTGTGCCTATTTACAACAATAATAATGATTTATCAGATAAAGATGCACGTTTTTATGGTGCTATAAGTTATTTGTATCCAAATATGACTACTCAATATTATGCTTATCCATTTGATAAGAATAATTTTACGATGCCTATAAAGGGAGAGACTGTTATCATATTAGAAATAGATGAGAGTAATAAATTTTGGCTACCATATACAGTAACACCATATTCTTCGTATAGAAGAGATTATGTTACATTTAAATCTTTAGAGCCAGTTGATGGTACTAAAGCTCAAAGTGGTGGTAATGCACAATCTCAAAGAGAAACTGCACAAACCGGCGGTCAATCATCTGATGTTAAAAAAGATGATAAAAATGAATATAAAGTTAATGAAAAGATTAAATTTTTAAACCCAAAGCAAGGTGATACCATTTTAAGTGGTAGAGTTGGAAATACAATTAGATTTAGCGAGTTTCATTTAACAGAAGATGGTAAATCATCATCTCCATCTATATTCATTCGTAATAAACAAAACCCTGAATTAGATTCTAAAAAAATAGGAACATTAGTAGATGAAGATATAAATAAAGATGGTACATCCATTTATATAACATCTAACAAAGTAAAAATTCCATTCAAAGAAACTATTAAGAAAGAAAAGAAAGCATTTAAGGAATATCCAAATTCAAAAGATTTAAGTGGTGACCAATTATTTGTAAATTCCGATAGAATAGTTTTATCTGCTAAAGCAAAAGAATTTATCATATTTGGTAAAGGAAATACTGGTGTAATAACAGATGGACAATACTCAATTGATGCTGAAAAGGATGTATATGTTCATACAAATAAAAATGTAACAATTCATTCGGCTGGAGCTAATCAAATATTCCTTAATTCGGAAAATGGTAAAGTTTATTTGGGTAAAAATAAAGGAGAAGGTGATGCTGGCGCCGATGTACAAAAGATGGTATTGGGTGGTGAGTTGGTTCAAATAATGAGCGATTTAATAGATGCTATTACACAACAAATGTATCTAACACCAGCCGGTCCTTCAAAGCCTGGTCCAGAAAATGTAGCTCAATTCAATTCAATAAAATCTAAATTGAAAACAATATTATCAGCTAAAAACTTTTTAAGTAAGAACTAATGTCATGGGGCGTTTTCAAATCAACATTAATACCTGCTATGCAAACATTTGCATATGGTAATGATATGTCTGCGTTTTCCAAAGCACTTACAAATTCATATGATTTAGCTATTAAGAGTGGTGGTGATATTGTAAATGGGATACCATTAATTAATGGAAATAAACAATTAATGGAAACTACATTAACTTCATTGTTATTACAAACACAAATGTCAAAAACATTGACATTATTGGATGTAGTTGGACCTGCTGTAATAGCTTATTGGGCTGGAGCAAAATTATCATTATTTCCTTCACCATTAGTACCTGCGGTGGGTTCTATTAAAAATATATCAACAACTACTGCTATTGTATTATCTCCTGGAAATTGGACTTCTATACCAACTATTCCAAATAATAATGTAAATATATTTTTAGATACGTTTATCCAATCAGCAACATTACATTTAATGACTGTTTCGGGTATATTTTCAGTAGTAGCTCAATATCCACCACCAGCGCCACCGGCTCCTGGAATTGTTATGTGGAGTGGTTATAAAGTATAAATTAAAACTTTCAATATTTATTAAAAAGTATAATTATGGATTCAAAATTATTAGTCGGATTAATTAAGGAGGTTGTTAAAAGCGAAGTTAAACAACAAGTTAAAGAAGAATTAGCGAAGCTAATCAAATCCGGTGCGGTTACATTAAACAAAGAAAGAAAACAACCATCATTGATGGAAATGACAGAAGTTCCACAACCGATTGTTAGAAAACAACAACCTATTCAACAACAAAGACCTCAACAAATGAAGGAATATACTTCAAATCCAATGTTAAATGAGGTATTGAATATGACAACTCCATTTACTGCTAAAGAAAGAGCAGAAGGTTCTATGCCTGGTATGGAGGGTGGTAGTGTATTGGATATGTTACAACCGGAGAGAACAATGGAAGAAGATTGGGAAACTATGGATTATAGAATGGAACAAAATATTCCACAAAATATGCCAAACTTTCAATCAACTGGTGATGGGTTACAAGATGCTACTATAAAAGCATTAACTAGAGATTACTCACAATTAGTAAAAAGATTTAAATAATGGCAATATCGCTTGGTAAAGTAAATGTAAATGATTTAACGGAAAACAACTATAAAGTATTGGGAATTGGTATTAACCAACGTTCTCAATCTAATGGTATATTCTCTGTAAATTACACAACACTAGCTCAAGCAAAATATAATTTAATTAATTTAATATTAACTAAAAAAGGCGAAAGAATGATGCAGCCTGATTTTGGTTGCGATGTTCATAGAGTTTTATTTGAACCATTAGTTGATATTGAAAACGTAATAGAAACGAGTATAACATCTGCGGTTTCAAAATGGTTGCCATATTTAAACATTGATACAATAATATTTGATTATGATGAAAATGATATTGATGCCAATCGAATAGCTTTAGATATAAAGTTCTCTTTGGTTTCTAATCCAAATTTATTAGAATCAGTACAAATTAATATAACGAGATAAAATGGCAATTAAACCTGTAAAAAAGACTTTTGGTAGTAGTAGAAATATAAATTATTTGGGTAAAGATTTTGAATCTTTTAAGCAAAATCTTATTGATTTTACTAAAACGTATTTCCCAAATAGCTACTCTGATTTTAATGAGGCTTCACCTGGTATGGTGTTCGTAGAACAAGCTGCGGCATTGGGTGATATACTTTCATTTTATCAAGATACTCAATTAAAAGAATCAATGTTAGCCCATGCAACTGAAAGAAAAAACGTAGTTGCATTGGCTCAAACTATGGGATATAAACCAAAAGTAACATCGCCAGCAGTTACAACATTATCAGTTTATCAGTTAGTTCCTGCAACAGGAGCACCAACATATGAAGCAGATAGTAGATTTTTCTTAAAGATAAAAGATGGATTGACTGTTGAATCTACATCGAATAGTAATATAACATTCATAACAACCGATTCAGTAGATTTCTCAAATCCAACGGATAGAGAAATTGAAGTTTATGAAAGAGATGGTACAACCGGTGCGCCTACTAGATATTTAGTTAGTAAAAAGGTTAAAGCTATATCGGCTAAGAAAGTAAATAAAACTATTTCATTTTCTTCAGATTATCAGGAATATTTAACAGCAACTTTGGATGATACGAATATTATTTCAATATCTTCGGTAACATCGGATGGTGGTTCAGTTAAATGGTATGAAGTTCCTTATTTAGCACAAGAAAGTATTTTTGTTGAACAAGCTAATGTAGGAAGTAAATCAGAATTATCACAATATTCTAATTCAGTACCATATATTTTAGAAGTACAAAAAGTTCCTAATAGATTTAGTGTAAAAGTTAATTCTGATAATACAATTGATTTACAATTCGGTAGTGGTAATAATTCATTATCCGATGAGATAATATTACCAAACACTAAAAATGTAGGATTAGGATTAGCAAATTCAATTCAAAGATTGAATCAAGGAATTGACCCATCTAACTTTTTAAAAACAAATACGTTTGGAGTAGCACCTAATGGTAAAACATTAAGTATAGATTATTTAATTGGTGGTGGTGTAGAATCCAATGTAAATCAAGGTGATTTAACAAACATAAGAAATATAGAGTTTGATGAAGATTTATTATCATTACCATCGAACTTATTGAATTTATATAACTCTATAAAAACAACAATCGCTGTTGAGAATTTAGAAGCAGCAGTTGGAGGTAGAGGTGCAGAGAGTATTGAGGAAATTAGACAGAATGCATTGGCAATGTTTGGTTCTCAAAATAGAGCAGTAACTAGACAAGATTATATTGTAAGAGCATTAAGTATGCCAGAAAGATATGGTAGTATTGCAAAAGTTTATGTTTCACCTGATGGTGAGATTGATAACAATTCACCGGCATCTATTTTAGCATCTCCACAAAATATTGCAGAATTTACAAATTTAGTAGATAGTTTAAAGGGAAGCTCAAAGCAAGATATACAAAAAGAATTAGTTAAGTATCTTCAACAAAAGAAAAGTAATATAGCGGAAGTAAATAATCCTTTTGCAATTAATATGTATGTTTTGGGTTATGATAATAATAAAAAATTAACTCAATTAAACGATGCTATAAAGCAAAACCTTAAAACATATTTGGGTGAATATAGAATGATTACCGATGGTGTTAATATAATCAACGGATTTATAATTAACATTGGTGTAGATTTTGAAATAATTTGTTATCAAAATTATAACAAATCGGAAGTTCTATCGAATTGTTTGAGTGAATTACAAAAGTATTTTGAAATAGATAATTGGACATTTAACAAACCAATCAATATTTCAGAAATAGAATTAATATTAGCAAATGTAGAAGGTGTAATGAGTGTACCAATGGTTAAAGTTAATAACTTATGTGCAGGCGATGGTAACTATTCTCCTAACAAATATAATATAGATGCGGCAACAAAGGGTAAAATGGTATATCCATCTTTAGACCCATCAATATTCGAAGTTAAATATCCAAATAAAGACATTAAAGGGAGGGCATTATAATGCATATATTTTATACATCATCATATGACGCAAGTGTATATCTACAACAACCTCAACAAAACGCAGGTAGAGATGAGATATTGGAAGTAGGTAAACTTTACTATGGTTCTACAAAGGACATAGCTAGAACTTTTATTAAGTTCGATGTTTCTAATTTAGAAACGGGTAGTGGTTGGAAAGCGTATTTAAATTTAAAATCGGCAAATTCCGAAGAAATACCTTTACAATATACAATCTATGCAAATGCAGTTTCTCAAAGTTGGACAATGGGAACTGGTACTAAATTCGATAATGTAACTTCGGATGGTATTAGTTGGAAATATAGAGATGGTATTAATACTTGGCAAGATAATACAATCGGAGGTACTGCTATATTTGCAAATGGTACAACGGGTTCTGCTAATGCAGAAGGTGGTACTTGGTATTTAAGTGGTTCTGCATCTCAATCATTTAATTATGAGCCAGATGATATTAGAATGGATGTTACTGATATTGTTAATCTTTGGATAAGTGGTTCATTGCCAAATAATGGATTCATAGTTCACCACAGCTTACAATCAGAAGAAGATTCTTTAGATTATGGTATTTTAAAATTCTTCTCAAAAGAAACAAATACTATCTATGAACCAAAATTAGAAATAGTTTATAATGATTTTACATTTAATACAGGCTCATTAAGTATTATACCTGATGAGAATTTTAAAGTTGTATATTCAAATTTAAAATCAAAATATACAAAAAATAGTAGAATAAAAATAAGAGTAAAAGGTAGAGAATTATATCCAATTAAAGTATTTTCTAATACATTTGCTTACGATACAATTAATTACTTACCAACATCATCTTACTATCAAATAGAAGATTACGTTACAAATGAAGTGATAATGCCGTTTGGTGATTATACAAAAATAAGTTGTGATGCTAGTGGTAGTTATTTTACATTAAATTTGAATACACTGCCTGAAAACAGAACTTACAAATTAAAAACAAAAGTTATTCAAAATGGTGTAGAATATATTATAGATGATAAATCAATTTTTGAAATAGTTTAAAATGACAAATTTAGAAGCAATATCTCTTAAATTAGAGGAAGAAAGACAATCTAAATTGGAATCGATATTAAGTGTATCGGGTTCGGAAACTATTGCCAAAAATGAATATGGTGTAACGATTGTTAATGATACAAATGTTGCAACATCTTTGGTTTTTAAAACATTAAATAAACCAAAGTATGATGAAACCGAATTACTAAAAGCAGTTGATGTTGAAGTTAAGGAATTAAAGCCAGATATACCGACTGTAAATAAAAATTTAGTTCCAAAACCAATCTATGATGAGCAAGTTGCTACTAATGAAGATTTGAGAAAACAAGTTAGTGATTTAACTTCTCAAGTTGAATCTTTAAATTCATTGGTTGCTGATTTAAAAGCAAAGGTTACAACCGAAATAAATAATAGATTAAACATCGAACAAACAAACGATGTTGTTGTGAATCAATTAGATACTGTTACTGCGACTGTTGCTGATACATCTGCACAAATTGCAACATCTTTGCAAAAATCGGTAGATGAAAGTATATTGAGAGCTGCATTACAATCTCAAAACGCAGGATTTAAAGCGCAAATAAACGCATTGATAAAGCAGATTGATTCCTTAAATGCAATAATAAAAGGATTGCAAGCACAATTAGGAGCAGTTCAACAACAACAATCTATACAGCAAGGAACTCAATCACAAGCAATATCAGCAGGTGGGGATGTTATAAATCAAGTAGTTGTTGCATCATTTGAAGGGCCTAAAAATACTCCTAATTTCAAATTACATGGTAAGTTAAAACCAAACGATGGTCAAACCAAATTTGAAAGTGGTGGTGTATTGAAGTTTATAAACAATGATACACAACCAGTTAGTATAGAAATAGTTGCAGCAAAACCTTCTGAATTAAGAAATAATTGGTTAGCACTTCCAAAATCATCATTCCAAATAGCAGCTGGTAAAGATGAAACATTGACATTGGGAATAAATAAAAATGCAGGAGATGGAGTAGACCCTAATAATAGTGGTTGGTTTAGTTCTTGGGGACATAGTAAAGATTACGATTCTACGATAACATTAAGTGTTACGAGAAGTGATGGAACTAAAGACTCAAAAACATATCCAATAAGATTTACAAAAAATCACCCAGATTCATTCTAATAAATTATGAGTATTAAAAAATATACAAATATAGAGGCAATTAATAATAATTCCGAAAATGAGGGAAAGTTTCTTCAATCGGAAGATTTATTTATTGTAAATCAAAATCAAATAGATGATACTGATTTTGGAGATTGTAAATACGATGTTATGGAGGTATCAGTATATGATGTTAATAACAATCTATTACCACAAGTATCGGGAAATAATGTTGCATATGTGAAAACAAGCGATATTAAAAACTATATGTACCAAATCGTAAATAGAGCTGGTAAAAAAGAATTAGCAATTGATATTGAAAAACTATTAAACACTTTAGGATTTACCAATGGTATATTTAAAGTTAATATAAATTTTGTAAGAAATAGTGTAGGTTCTGAAAATGATTTGACTAGAACTTGGATACATGAAATATCTCCATCTAGACAAGAGATTCGTGTTTTACCATTAAAAGTTACTGATAAAGATATAACTGAAAAAACTATTAATCAATTCAATAGTTTGAACAAATTAAATCCGGATTTCAAATATTATAAAAAGAATATAATAGATTCTTTGGATAAATTTGAATTAAATTCTTTAACCAAAATAGATGATATTATGGTTAATAAATTTGGAAATGATTTTATATCAATATTAAGAAATGATTTTGGAATAAGAGATTTTTCACAATTTAGAACTAGAATATTTAATAACTTTAAGGATAGTGTAACTAATTGGTTAAATAACAAATATTACGATATATCTCAATCAAATTTCGGACAAAAATCGGAAATTAGATTTGAAGATTGTGAAAAATACGAATATACTGTACTATTATCAGAAATACAATCTATACTAAATAATTGTGTTTCATTTAATATAAAAACATTGAAGAGAAGAACAGTTGCTTTTAATCAATTGCCAAAAGAATTTGCAGTTGTTGAATTGAGAAAGCAAATACAAGATAATTTAGCTTCATTTAATACTTACAATGAAATTAAAAGAAACGTATATACAACTGATACAGCAAACATAAATGTAAGTGGTGTAAGTGAATTACCACCTATTGTGAGTTCTGTTGAAAGAAAAATTACACTCCCTATCGTAGAACCAACCCCTCCACCGGTTGTTGTACAACCAACACCGGAAGTTATAAGTGCACCTGAATTGGGTGGTGGAGGTGGTGGAAGCCATACTTTTGGAAATCTACCAACTTACGATTCTGGATTAAGAGATTATGGTATAGTTGATAGAAGTTTAACTGTGGAAGCACAAAAATAATATTAAAATAAAATATTTATAATAAACAATTACTTTGGAGAAAGCAATAGAACAACTTTATGATTACCCTACTATTGATGCCAATGGTATGCCGATAGGAGTTATAAATGATGCGCAAGCTACTGGAGGTGGTGGAGGTGGAACGAATAATCCACCATTTGTACAAACTACTGCCGTTACAACTTCTAATCCATTAAATTTTTATTTAAAAACAAACAATGGAGAATCGGCAGAATTCTTTGCTGATGGCGTATCTTATGGTATTGGTACATCTGTTACTATTGCATATAATCCATCAACATCGTTTGGTTCTAAAAGAGTTTTTACTGCAAAAACTACATCTGGAAGAGTTTTAAGTAGATTTGAAGTAACTATAATTTCTATTATTGATTATAATAACGTTCAAACCGAAGGAGTTAGAATAACTGAATTTATAAATGATGTTCCTTCTAGTCCTAAAACTTTTAATTCAACATTTGGTACATATACTTTAGAATTTTTTATTGATTCAGTTGTGATACCAACTATACCGGTTGTAGAACCAGCACCTGCTCCTGCACCAACAGTGATAGATACGATAACAACTCCAAATCCAAACATAAATTATGAAATTGTATTTGGTTCTAATTTTGATAATGAAATTGGAAATGCGTTATCTTTAAAATATGATATTGTATCATCGGATGATTTAATCATCGATTCTAATACAATAGCTACAAAAAATTCAAAAACGGGTCAAATAAGTAGAAACGTTTTAAATGGTGGTAAGGTAAACTTCCAAGTAAATGGTAATTTACCTGATGGATATTCTTTAGTTGGTATATTTTCTGGTTTAACTAAAAATGCCGGAACTAATTTAGAAATACAATACGATAAATTAAATAAACAAAATTATGCTTTCTCATTGCCAGCATCTTCGTTGGGTGAAAGTATAATTGTTTTAGTTAAATTACAAAAAGAAATAAAAGTTTCTGCACCTACAATTACATTAGGTGATAGTAAATTTAATGTATTTGTAAAAGAATCGGATGTAGAAAAAGAATTAGCAATTCCTTTTATTTCAGAAAATACTGATTTCATAAGAATATATCTTTCCGAAACCAAAACAATAGATGTACCTGCTTCTGATAAACTTTTCAAAATTTATTTCAAAAAAGATTTTGCAGAAGAATATGGAATTAAAAAAATAATAATAGTTCCATATAGTAATTCATATGGTACAGGCGAAAGAAAAGAAATATTAGTAACATACACATCTGTAAACGATTATCCGTCTATTACTGAAATAATAGCAATAGATAATTTAGATGTGCCTGCATTTTCTGATTTTAATTTAGAATATGAAATAACTTATACATCATATTCTACTACGAATGTTGATTCGTTTTTAAAATTAAAAAATGGTAAT